GTGTGCGTGGACTTGGAACGAATCAGAGGAAAGTCAGATACTTTGCTTTTGAGGGACAGAATGACGAGGCTACGAAATGAGGAGAGCAGCAAGAGTTGATGCTAACCAAGACCAGATAGTTTCTGCCTTGCGTGGTGCGGGGGCATACGTCTGGATTATTGGCTTACCAGTTGACCTGTTGGTTGGCTACAAGGGTCACACCTTTCTGGTGGAGATTAAAACGGACTCTAAAAAGCGTTTAACGAAGCTACAAGCCGACTTTTTTGAGAATTGGTCAGGTAGTACCTTGGCAAGAATAGATTGCCCAGAAGCCGCATTAAGAATGATTGGAGTAGTCAAGTGAAAGCACCTTACAAAGCCATTGAATACATTATTGAAAACGCACCAAAATTTGCAGAGGCTAAAGCACAAAGGATATACCTTGAGGAGTTTCGCAAGACTAAAAAGGCTCTGCTGATGAAGGATGCGTTAGCCAGAGGGATAGATTCTGCCGTGGCTCAAGAGCGTGAAGCCTATGCTCACATTGAGTATGCTGATTTGCTTAGGGGTTTGATGGTGGCCATCGAGAGGGAGGAGACCCTCAAGTTCATGTTAGTCGCTGCCCAAATGAAAGCCGACATATGGCGGTCTGAGCAAGCTAGTGAAAGAGTTGGCGTAAAAACCACAGAGTAGGTATAAACACCTAGTAGATATTGTGTTTAGTTTGCTATACTTCAGTCAGCCCAAGCAATTCGCAAGGGTACTTTTAAGGACTACAAAATGAAATACGAATTTGACACAACAACTGGTGAAGGCTCTGTAATCGTTACTGTCGTGATGGAATACGAGCGTGACGAAGAAGGAACTTACAACGAGAACATTGATGAAGTCTGGTTTGAAGGACGTAACGTCATGGGCATCTTTACTGACCAGCAGTTTAAGGAATTAGAGATTGAGGGCTGTATGCGTCTTTCTAAGCACATCTTGGAACAGGCAGACGAAGCCAAAATAATGGCTTACGAAAGTGAATAACAGACCAAATAACAGGGAACGACTCCACTTGGCAAAAATTAAAGAAATGCCTTGTGGGGTCTGTAACGCTTCTGGGCCAAGCGATGCACACCACATTGTTCAGCATAATCAATACTTATGTATTCCTTTATGCAAGGATTGCCATCAGGGTTCATTTAATGGGATACATGGCCAAGCCCGAATATGGAAGGTTATGAAGCTAAATGAGATGGATGTTTTAAATTTAACGCTTGCAAATCTTTTCAGATAGCGCACAATGGACGCACTCAGTTGCCATTGAGACTTTAGAGGGACTTGTTCCCTCTTTTTTTTTATGAGATAATAAATAAACTCCATAGGGATAACCATGTCTGGTTTACTTGAGCCATCCGTAAAAATTGAGATTGAGATACAAAGCCAAGAGAAAAAAGGCGAAGCGTGTCCAGTTGCCACAGGTGACGTAGAAGTCAATCTTGAGTGTCGTCAGAAAGCCATCGACAAGGCTAACTATGGCCCGATGAATCCCAATGAGCCAAACGCTGATTACTGGCGTGACATTTCAAAGGCTTGGAGAATCTCACCTGCACAGGCTAAAAAGTCTCGTTGCGGTAACTGCGCTGCCTTTATCCAAACCCCTAAGATGCTTGCTTGTATTGAATCAGGTCTTGAGATGAATGGCGAAGAGATGGATGCTTGGGAAGTCATTGACGCTGGCGACTTAGGCTATTGCGAAGTGTTTGATTTTAAGTGTGCTTCTAAGAGGACTTGTGAGGCATGGATTAGTGGTGGGCCAATAACCGAGGAAGAAAATGATGGGAACGACAAATCAGCAAGCAATGGAGATGATGCAGAAACTTATGCAGAAGAAGACTAAACCCATGCCCGAGCGTGGTGAGCGTACTGCAAAGAACAAAGCAAAGAAGCCTAAAAAATGATGGGTTTGTACGCAAATATCGCTGCAAAGAAGAAGCGTATAGAGGCGCAGAAAGCAGCAGGGAAGACCCCAGAGCGTATGCGTAAGGTAGGCTCTAAGGGTGCGCCTACTGCTGATGCTTTTAAACAAGCAGCTAAGACTGCTAAAAAGAAGTGATTAAGCGAGGCTCAGAGCAGTTTTCTGGCTATAACAAGCCCAAAGCTACTCCTAACCATCCTACCAAGTCTCACGCTGTATTGGCTAAGTCTGGTGAGGATGTAAAGCTAATTCGCTTTGGTCAACAAGGCGTTAAAGGCTCTCCTGACGGCAGTAAGCGTAACGAAGCATTTAAGGCTCGTCACGCTGAGAACATTGCCAAGGGTAAAATGAGTGCAGCATATTGGGCTAACAAGGTTAAATGGTAAACAATCATGGCAGATTTAGGTGCAGCATTTGGCTTTTATCCGCAATTAAACAGGCGCAGACAGGGTAACCCTGCTGATTCTGCTAATTTACCTGTTGACGTTCTTAGGGGACGTTTAGCGGGTTTGTTAGGTTTACCTGCTGATATTGCAAATTTACTTAGGTCACCTAGTCCAACAGAGATGTTTGGTGATGTTAGTTATGAAGCACCAGCGCAGTTTCCTTATACAACAGAAAAGTTCTTAAAAGATTTACCACTTGCACCAACATCAAGAGTTGGTCAGGTAGCAGGTCAAGCTGCTTCATTTGTTCCGCTAAACCCAATGCCAGCCGTAAGGGGTGTGCAAAAGGTAGGACAAGTAGTAGGAGAAGAACTGGCAGCTACTATGCTTGGTCAGCGTCCTAATAGCATGATGAGCAAGGTAGTGCCACAGCCATTGTTTGCTGTTGCCCCAGAGGGTTTATTGGCTACCAAAACAGAGCCTATTGAAAGCCTATTGCAGACCAAGCCACAAGCACCAGTTTCAGACATTGGCTTCTATTCTGCTACTGAGCAAGCTGCGCTAAATCTTGGCAGAAACAAAGGAACTGGTCAGTCTTTCATTAACGATTTGATGAAAGCACCTGATGTTAAGAAGGAAGAACTGCAATTCACAGGATTGGATGAGTTCCTAAGAGACAAGCCTAATGTTACTAAGCAAGAAGTTCAAGACTTCTTAGCTAACAATCGTGTGGATGTTCAAGAGGTAAGGTTGGGCGAAGCTGCTGCTGAAGACCCAATAGGCATTGCCAAAAGAAAAGAAATCTTTGACAAGTATGAGCCTCAGATACAAGCGTTGTATAAGGATATGGATTCTTATGGATATGACACACCTAGAGAAGTTTTGCAAAGCACAGACAATCGGTTAAGAAAATTGCAAGAAATGCGTGATGCTGAAGCAGACGCATATTATGTAATTCCAGAATCAACACCTACAAGATACCAAAAATATCAATTAGCTGGTGGTGAGAACTATCGTGAGATATTACTTACGTTACCAAACAAGCCAATGGAAGCGTCTGCTGCTGCTGAGTTGTACTACAAAAATTACAAGCAAAAAGGCGGTGAGCCTAACTGGTCAGAGTTGCCAGTTGAGGCGCAACAATCAATTATTGATTCAATGCCATCAGTAGTTAGAAATGCGTCTGACGCACCAGAATATAGGTCATCTCACTTTAATGAGCCAAACATCTTAGCCCACATGAGGGTCAATGACCGAATTGATGCTGATGGCAAGAAAATGCTATTGGTTGAGGAAATTCAATCTGATTGGCATCAAGCTGGTAGGGAGAGGGGTTACAAAACCAAAGAAGGTTTGGAAAAATGGTATAACCAAAACAAACTTGATGATGACCCATCTTTTGCTGAATTAAATAGTGAGCAAAGAAGCGTTATTGAGCGTAATAGAGATGCTGGAATGGGTGGTGATAATGCAGTACCAGACGCACCATTTAAAGACACATGGTATCAGTTGGCACTAAAACGATTAACTAAGTACGCTGCCGAAAATGGCTATGAGCGTATAGGATTGACTACTGGTAAACAGCAAGCAGAACGCTTTGATTTAAGCAAACAACTTTCTCGTGTCGGATATAGAGATGGTCGTCTTCAAGGTTACGACAATGATGGCGCACTTGTAATGAGCAAATCTGTTGACCCAAAAGAATTGCCAGATTATGTTGGTAAAGAACTTGGTCAAAAAATAGCTGTAAATGCAGAAAAAGATGCTGAAATCAGAAAAGCACTTAGACAAGCAATTAAAGACGATTTACCAGAAGACCAAATTGATGCGTTGCGAAATCAACTAAATGCAATTCCTGAAGAATATTCAGGACTTGATTTACAGGTTGGTGGTGAAGGAATGAAAAAATACTATGACGAGATTTATCCTAAGTTCTTGGATAAGTACGGCAAAAAGTATGGCGCAAGCGTAGGCGAGACACAGATAACTACAGGTTATGCTAGGGATGCAAGTGGGATTCCTGCACAGCGTCCATCTAAAGAAACAATCCGATACTTAGACATTACTCCTCAAATGAAAGAGGGAACATCTAAAGGTCAACCCTTATTTGCTGCTACTCCGTTATTACCAGCAACAAGCCTACTAGACGAAGAAAAACGCAAAGAGATTACAAGTCTGTTAGAATAAAGTATTACTTAACCTTGACCAACCCTAGAGGAGTCAAACAAAATGAATAAATTAGAGGTAGGATATTCCGAGAACTTAACCAATAAGGGTAGAGGAAGACCCAAAGGGGCGGTTAATCGGGTCACTAGCGAGTTCAGAGAGACAGTTAAGTGTCTACTAGAGGATAACGCTGATAACGTGTCTAAATGGCTTACATTGGTTGCGGAGGGTGATGAAGTTAAAGAGATTCGCCCAGACCCTTACAAAGCATTAGATATGTTGGCTAAGTTGGCTGAATACGCCACACCTAAACTTGCAAGAACAGAGTTAACAGGTAGCGACAACAAACCCATTGAGATTAGCGTTACATGGGCGAAGTAATCGAAATCCCTTATAAGCCAAGGGAACATCAACTAAAGGTTCACGAGTTACTGGAAGGCAAACGCTTTGCAGTAGTAGTTGCACATCGAAGGTTTGGCAAGACTGTTGCAGCACTTAACCACTTAATCCGTGAGGCGGTGTTAAACGAGAAAGAAACACCCAGATACGCTTACATTGCACCTACCTATGGACAAGCAAAGCGTGTAGCTTGGGACTATCTCGTTAAATACACTACTCCGCTAGGCGGCACTAATAACATCTCAGAGTTACGAGTTGACTTCTGGGGTAGGCGTATCCAGCTATATGGCTCAGACAATCCTGATTCCCTGCGAGGTCAATACTTTGATGGGGTAATCATTGATGAGGTAGGTGACCAGAATCCTAAGATATGGACAGATATTGTTAGACCAGCCCTGACAGACAGAAAAGGCTGGTGTCTCTTTATTGGTACACCAAAGGGACACAACCACTTCAAAGAATTGCGAGACAGGGCTGCAAATGAGGATGGATGGGGCTTATTAGAGTTCAAAGCCTCCGAGACAGGGGTAGTGGATGAGGTAGAACTAAAGGCTGCTCGTAATGAGATGGGTGAGGATAAGTACCGCCAAGAGTTTGAGTGTAGCTTTGATGCTGCTGTAGAAGGCTCTTACTACGGAACTATCCTCAATGAACTGGAAGACAAGAAGCATATGCAAGAGATTCCCAGAGAGGAACTAAGCAGAACTTTTACTGCTTGGGACTTGGGAATGGGTGACTCTACGTCTATCTGGGTGGCTCAACT